TATTTGTTTAGCTCTGGTTGCCACTTACCGGCACCGCCATGCGATGTTGTGGCAAGGGCGCCAATGCTTGTGAGCCTGTCAGCGCACTTCTCGCCCTCAACCACAAACACCACCTTATTTGTGTCGGATAGGATAGACGGTAGGTTGTACGGTACAGGCTCAACGCCGTCCATCTTCCAAGTGTAACCGCCCTTGCCGTCAGGTCTGCGCTGCCGGAATGTTTTAGGCTCGTATCGCACGACCTCATAGGCAAGCTCGCCATCTGCGTTGTAGTATTCGTATATCTTGCTTATGTACTTAGCCGGGGTAATTGCCTCTTGCGTTTGCTTGGGTATGCCAAACTTACGCTCTAGCGTGTCTGGTAGACTGCGTAAGGTAGCGCCCTCATGCATCTTTACCATTTGGATCACACCGCCACCCTCGTTAGCCTCGAAATCAAAGAACGTGCCTTTGCGTAAATCTACGCTCTTACTGCCGTGATTGCCCCAACGTAGCTCGTGACCGCGTCGCTCCTTCGGCTCCCCCCAGTAATGTACAGCCACCTGTTCTATATATGCTGCTATATTATTACTCATGTTACATTTCCCTGTTGCTCCCTTGGTAGTTTAGGCGTGTCCGGGACAGGGAGAATAACCCGGACACGCCAACGACATCAGAACAAATCTGAGCCGGTTGGTTGCGGCGCTGGTATTGGAGCAGCCGCTACAGGTGCCGGGGAGGAACCAGCACCATCCATTGCGCTTGGGCGGTCTATCCATTCGGATATAGACCACTCAGGCGCCTTAAACCTCAACTCACCTTGCGGCGAGTTAACCTTAACGGTTTGCAAGCCAGAGATATTAACGATAGGCACCTTGCCCTCGTTATGGCCCTTCTCTGCCTCAAATTGGTTGTGCAGTACGTCGAGCGCTTTGATAACCGTCTTCGCGCTGTGACTGAATTCACGCAAGCCTAGCTCTGGCTTGTATATCTTGAGCCTAAACGCTTGCTTGTGTTCATCGCTTGGTTTTTCTGGCATAGCCTCGCCAACCTTTACCATGCGAAAATCAGGTGCGCCGGATGCAAATGATAGCCACCCCACCTGTAGGTTTTCAAAGTCAAACGCAATTTTTGTTGGCAGCGATAAGTCTTCCTCTTGCTTTTCCCACATACCATTTACGTTAACTCTGTCCTGTTTAATAAAGTCACCGCTCTTCGCATCAAACTTTATAATTGGTAGGATATCGCCCCCACCTGTGCTTTCCATACTTAAACCTAACGCCATAATCTATTCCTTTTCATAACGCCATAAACGACTGATAGGGTCAGCCACCCATTGCCTCATGGCAATTCTTTATAGTCAATCCAATCTGCATAGCTATCTGCGGCACGATTGCATTACCTAATCCTTTAATTCTGTCCACCCTTCTGGGTATCCCATTAGCCACTCTACCCACGTTGGGTTCAGCTGCCCAGAAACCCCCTGCTCGGACACCGGTTTCGGCAAATCTCTCTCCATGCCCTTCATGCTCCGACCGCTTGCGCCCTTCCAATCTCTGGCTTGCACTGTCGGGAACATTTTCTTCATTCGGGCTGGCTCCAAACTCCCACCTATCATTGCCTCGGCTTCCTCTCGCGTCACTTCCCCTAAATAGACTTTCTGTCGCATCTGTCTGATGCTGCCCTTTGACCTTGCTCCGCTTGCTGTCGGTGTGGGCCACATCTTGACGCTGTCTGCTAAATTGATACTGTGACTGCTCTTCCCATCCTTTGACAACCTCCTGCCCTTCGGTGTCAGGGTCATCTCTTTGTGCTCTATTTCCTGAGTTGTTGGGGTTGGCCACATCCTCGCTTGGTCTGATAGGTTCGCCCCAAATTTCAGGTCGGGGTTCGTCTTGCTGATGCGTCTGCCCTTCTCGTCTAGTTGCCTCGGCCCCCCCGTGCCGTCCGACGTTCTCGGTGTAGCCCACAATCCAAACTCTGTCCCTTCGGTGCGAGGCATCGACACTTGCAGCCGGAACAATAAACGGCCTTGTGGCGTAGCCATCGGCTTCCAAGTCAGATAGCACTTCGTCGAGGCCCATTGAGACGTGACCATAAACATTCTCGAAAACGCACCAAGAGGGTCTTTTGTGTGCAACAATCTCGCGGATGTACGGCCAGATTGCTCGGTCATCTTCTGTGCCTCTGCGCTTCCCGGAATTTGAGAATGGTTGACAAGGATACCCGGCAGTAAGAATTGTATCTCGTCCCCCGGCTGGGATTTTTTCTGGCTCATTTGCTAACACCTTTACATCTTCTTCGATTGGCACATCAGGCCAATGCTTTGCTAAAACCTTACGGCTCCACGGCTCAATGTCGCAGAACATGACCGGGCTAGATAAACCAGCCCATTCAAACCCAAGCGCAAAACCACCGATACCGCTACACAAATCTATATGTTTAAGCACTATCTGCCTCTCTGCAATATCCAGACACCCGAACAGCCGGGTAGTCATGTTCTAGCTGCACGCTAAATAATTCCTCTTCCATTATTTTAGTCATGCGACACACTTGCACGTTGTTAAATGGATTGCTGTGACGCAACACATTGCAATGCAAATCTGCGTTACTTACACCGACACATACCAACAAAATTAGCTCGAACATAATAGCTCCCTCACGACCATGCAGAAATCGTCGAACGATAACTCGCACGCATAGAACCAGTCATACTGCTCTGCCTTATCCATCGCTGGCTTGTAGCTCGATAGATTAACGAGACACTGTATCGGTATTCGCCATCTCTCCTCTAGCCTGTCGCCCTTATATACTAGCGCCGGATACTTGCCAGCCTTCTCAGCCGCCTCACACGCCTGTGTCCACCACTTTGGGTCAGCAAATGCGCTCGTTGTTTTGTATCGCTTGCACTCTATTACAAAAGGAAAAGACACATCCTCGCAAACTAAGTCAGGCAAACCAACCTCTCTCGTTTGCGCCAGCACGCGCTCAAAGCGCATTCCAAGCTCTGCCTCTAGCCTTGTGCGAACATCTCGCTCGTATGCTGCGCCTTTATTGCGGCTGTTTGTCATCTTTTGTTGCCTCACTCATGACGTTTTCTGGTCTCATAGTACGCACTGTACCTGTCGGCTCGTCCTTTATGTTAGCGTCTACAAACCCACTCTCGCACGTCTCACCCTGACAGCACTCTTCGACGACGAGCTTGCATACCCGGCACTGCGTGTGACCGTGTACCTCAACCGGCGTGGTTGTGCATTGGCATCTAGGACAAGTCATTTCGTTGCTCATTTGTTGGCTCCTATCATTTGGTTAATGCGTTGCGCTATCACTGGCTTGCTTTCATCACGAGGCGTCAAAGCGTTATCCAGTATCTCGTCAGCGAGGCTCGCCATACTGCGATGCGCTGAGTTATTGACGGCAGCGCGTAGCTTCTCAACGGTGCTGATGCGTAGCCTCAGTAGGGTAGGTTTTGTGTCTGTCATGATAGCCCTGTAATTTTTTTCTCTCTATCCCTTGTAATAGATATCAACATGATATATATACTTGATGTATGGTTGACGTTTTATTGATGAACAGGGGAATATAATGCAATACATCGCTTACTACCGTGTATCTACCCAGCGCCAAGGCCAGTCAGGTCTTGGCCTTGAGGCACAACGCGCCGCTATCTCTGGCTACGATATCGTAGCGGAATACACAGAGATAGAGAGCGGCAAGAAGAACAACCGCCCACAGTTAGCGCTTGCACTAGCGCACGCCAAAGAGCTAGGCGCCACGCTTCTTATCGCAAAGCTAGACCGGCTCGCACGTAACGTTCACTTCATCACTGGCTTGCTAGAAGCTGGCGTGCCTATCACTTGCGCTGATATGCCAGAGGCAGACCGTACCTTCCTACAGATGGCGGCAGTATTCGCCGAATGGGAAGGCAGACGCATATCTGAGCGCACTAAGGCGGCACTCGCACAGGCTAAAGCACGAGGCGTAAAGCTAGGCGCACCAGACCCACGCAAGGGTGGCGCCGCTACCGCTAATCTACGCAAAGAGCGCACCGCAGATGTTGCGCCTACCGCGCTACCTATCATCACTACATTACGCAAGGCCGGTCAGAGCCTTCGCGCTATCGCATCCGCGCTAAACGAGGCGCAGATACCGTCAGCTATGGGCGGTCAATGGCACGCATCTAGCGTGCGTAACTTAATGGGAGCAACCAAATGAAATGGTATGAAATCTTCGCAGAGTTTTTAGTTACGGCTCTATTCTTCGTAACTGTGTACCTTGTCATGATGTTTATGTTTGTGCTATGAGGCTCAAAATTGAAATCATGACACGCGCTGAAGCAAAGGCAAAAAAGCAAGGTATGTATTTTACCGGCGAGCCTTGCAAGTATGGGCATATCGACGAGCGTTATGTCAAAAATAGTAACTGTATCGTCTGTTCAAAAAACAGATATCACAAAAATAGAAGGGAAAAAACTAATGGTCGGAAAACTAACACCAGATAATATCGCAACTGGCTCAACCATAGCTGCAATCATGAATATGAACCCATACAAATCACCCAACGAGGTGCTATCGGATGCGGTCAATGGCCCGGAGCCTTGGGATGGTAACGAGCTTACCTACTGGGGTGATGTGCATGAGCCGGTGATACTGGGCGAGGTAGCCAAACGCCTCAACCTAGTAAAGCTAGAGACTGAGTTTGAGACAGCGTTTACGCATGACAAGCTGCCGCTTGCTTGCTCTCTCGACGGTAGGGCATCAGCGTCTTGCTTCATCGAGCATGACTACTCGAAGGGCATATATATCATGAACTCAGTCACGCACCCACAGGCAGACGATGTAATAATATTGGAATGCAAAACCACACAAGCATCGCCCGAAGATACACCGCCGCCTCACCGTGGCCCTCTGCAACTACAAGCCCAGATGATGTGTACCGGCGCAAAGTGGGGCGCGGTGTGTGTGCTGTATCGTGGATCCACGCTACGCATATTCATCTATCAGGCCGACCTAGCTATGCAGTCTCGCATTTCAAATGCATCACATGATTTCCAACAGCGTGTCGTTAATGTAGATTGGTACCCGGTTACATCATCAGAAGATGGAAACGTAGCCTATAGCCAAGTAGACGATGCGGCGCCACCGCTTGAGGTAGATGATGCAGACGTAGCGCATAATATTGAGATGCTGGTTGAGGCAAAGCGTCTCAAAAAGGAATGCGAAGCTACCATAAGCGAGGCAGAGGCATTCATAAAGGAGTATATGGGCAACCACGAAGAGGCCGTGAGCGAGATAGATGGCAGACGCGTGATGGTGAAATGGCCTATGCGTAAGACACGCGCACAGCCTGAGAAAGTAACCCCGGCAAAGCCAGCTACCTCTGTGAGACAAAACACGCTAACGATTAAGGAGCTATCATGAGAGTTACACCAGCGCAGAAACGCGTTTTAAGCGCCATACAGGAGCTTACAGAAGGTCAGGGCTATGTTCCTAACTATCGAGAGCTATCGGAGTATCTGGGCGTTACACGCCAAGCAATACACCAACACGTTGAGGCTCTTGTTGACCGGGGTTACATCCGCAAGACCTACGGCTCAAGTAACAGCATCGAGATATTAGAGGGCGTTTAGCCCTCTATTTCTTTTTGTTCTGTAAGAACCCTTCGACTGCTCCTCCTCCAAAATAAAAACCCAGTATAATTAACATCGCATAGTTTAGGCTAAACTGCTCCATCACTTGCGTAACATCCCCGGCATTACCCTTACCCAATATAGTCATGGTCAGCGTCAGGATGTAGCTAGACAGAAAGACAAACGCAAACATAATCGCTAATATTCTCTGCGCGATTTTGAATGGTGCATACGCCGATAGCAAATCTGTCTTCGCTTTCGCCTTTGCTTGGATCTCTTCTTCGGTGCTTGTATGCATATCATCGATAAGGCTCATGCCCTTCGATACGATATCACCACTTCCAAGTATGGTTTTAAATACGCCCAGCATTAGTAGCTCCACACGTTAGGGCGTGGCCCATCTTCCCACATATCCAAATGGATAAAGCGTCCGCTGCCTTTTTGCTGTACGCCAATACCGCTAAACCCTAGCTCAAATGCTATCTGCAATATGTCGTAAGCGTCCTGACCACTGCACGCAATGTCAGCAGCTAACCCGGTTGCGTGTGTGCCGGGCTTATTCTTGCGAGCCTCAATCGGATGCTCCGGGCTACGATAGCCACTGGTTATCGGTATGGGTTTAGCGTAGATGGTGCGTAGCTCCTGTAGCGCATCCATAAAATGCTCTTGCATTTCACAAGCGCCTGTGTGCGAGCAAGCAAACTCAGCCTCAGAAAAGTTTGGATAGTTATCCCAGTTCAACATACGTTACTCCTTACCATTTCAACCGCGTAATTCCAGCTATCTTCTTCCAAATTTTTTGTCTCAAAAAAACCTTGCTTCCAGCGATACGTAACTTTGTTAATAAGGCAAGTCGGGTGAAAGTAGACCTTTCGTAGTTCAATAGCGCAAAAGCATACAATGTCATGGTCTTCCTTCGTTGGTATTCTTTTATTAAGTCCACTGCCTACGTTAAATCCAAACATGGGTGTGCTTCTGTGCTGCCTCAGATGAGACGACTTTACTTGCACCCGGATAAATCCTACATCATCCCACGCAACCACGTCTACTTTATCTTGCTGTACTAACCCGGCTGACCATCTGTCCTCGTTAATCTGTAAGATTGCCGCAGCAGATAGATGCTCGCCAATTAGCCCAGCCTTTGTAGCTGAAGACATGAGCTATTGGTTAGTTAGTACAATTATAAATGTTAAAAAAGCGATCACGATAACCCCCAGAAATGTTGCCGCTATTGCCTCTATAAAATGCTTACGCATCTCACGCTGTTTGTATAAAGTTTCTTTACGTTGCTGTCTAATATCTTTTTCCATTCGGATTAGCTCTTGCCATGCCTGTGGCCCAAGCATCGAGCCGATGAGCCTACGCAGATTATCTCGCTGCTCTTCTAGCTGTTTCTTTTGTATAAATAAATCGAGCGCCTCTTTTTCCACAGACGCGCCGGCAAATAGCTTTTTAAATAGGGGTGGGTTCTTAGCCTCATGATGCGCCCGGTCTATATCAGATACTGCACTCATCCACCTCGACAAATCTTTGCCCATGCTTTCGAGACTTCTCGCGGCGCCAACGCCTCGCTCAAGTGCCTTATAAGCGCTAGTGGCGATTGCAAATGCGCTGACCGGGTCTATCATTTACTTACTCAACGCTTTATCTAGTTTGTCTTCTAGTCTATGTAGGGCTTCCATGACTTGCCTCATATCATCACGCAACTCTGCCTTAGTTGCGTAGTCTTCTCTGGTTTTGTTTAACAATATTTGCAAACGCTTTACCTCTGCAAACATCTGGCGAAATGCCCAGAAGACAGGCGCAATCACCACTGTTAGAATTATATTCCAGAATAGCATTGCGTCTATTTCCATCAGGCAAACTTTCTGCTTGGTGTAGCTGGTGGGTCTATGGTTAGGTCAGCATCTTCTAGGATGGTGATAATGCTGTCAGCCTCATCTCTCATCTTTCGTAGGTTTAGATGGTAGCCAGTAACAGGTGCAATCTCAGGGTACTCATTGCCCTCATCATCGGTTAACGTGTTGCCTGTCGGTGCATAGATAGTGCCTACCTCATCTACGCCTATGGCCTTGGTGCTATGCAGTACCTTGTTACCGTCCTCGTCTTCCCCGACAATATCAGTGCCATCAAGAGCAGTCAGCAATGCATCTCTGCTCTCTGCTTTTACAAACCAGTCAGACTGTGTTAGCCCTTGCACAATATCTTGAGCCTCTTCTGCTACGTCAAACTGTACGTCTGAGCTAAATGCGTTTAGTTCGTCATTCATTATGATAACCTCTTTACAAAATCGTCTTTTAATCTGGATGCGTAATATGCAAATCGTTTTAATATGCCGCTAAGTTCATAAGGTGATGAGCCGCCGATTCTGACACCGCCACCACCAAAAAAATTAACTTCATCATTGTTAGTTATATTTATTGTTGATTGACCTGTTGTGGTAGTTGTTACACCGTCTACTGCCATAAATACATGACCAACTCCATCATAAGTAGCAGATGTTTTTATAAGAGTATTAGTAGATTTTGCCGCAGAATTTGTACCATTATTGTTCGCAGATGCGTCTCTTGTCATGACATCTAAAACTGTATTGCTACTAAAACGCATAGCAAAACCTTTAAAACTCGCACCGCCATCATTAATGTGGTAAATGTGTCTAGTTTGACTAATATCAAACGCTTCAAAGTCAGCCTCTATCGTACCCTCATTCAGATTATACCCAACAAACGGCAAGTCAGTAGAAGCATAAGTCGGTAAATACTTTGTCGGCTCTGGTGGATATGGCGTAGCAGACGCACCTTCTTCTATCTGTGCACCCCAGAGGTAAAGACCAGATGAGCCGTCACCTGTGTAACTTACTGATGTACCATCATCGTTTACAGTGACTATCTGAGGTAGTTGAGAGGTTGCAGTATTGTCGGTTAAGAATGTCATTGTGCATCTAAACCAGTCATTACCTACATCTGTTATAGTTGCTGTGGGGCTGTTTGAGGCACCGACAACGACAGTACCATCTGTAAGATTAAATATAGCACCAGCACTACCTGATGAAAAATAAGGTGTTGGAACACCAATTCTTACGAAACTTCTTTCTGCCTTTTTTGCAAAAACAGAAGCTGTGTATGTCTTGTTTCCGTCTAGCGTAAAACCAGATATAAAAACATAATGAGAGGAGTTAGCTGTGTTTTCTACAATCTTATCAGCAGTTGTATTACCATCAGGTGCGGCTATAACATTGGTAGAGACGCTTGAATTACTTGCAGCCCAAGCACTAAAATCCTCTGCATCGGTGATGAGCGTAGGT